AGTAGAATCAGAAGAAAAAGAAGAAGAGAAGCCAATGGGTGAAGCTACTGAATTAAAGCCGCTCGGCGATAAGAGTAAAGTTCTTCAAAACAAGAACAACAAAGCCGGATCAGTAAAACCTCACGGTGGTAAAGCTCACGGCGGTGATGTTGAATCAGATCCAGAACTCAAGCCTGCTAAATCATTTGACAAAGCACTTCAAAATCCAAAAGGTAAAGCTGAAGTAGGTAACGTCAAAAAGGGCGAATTCTTCAAATAAGAATTATTAACAGAAATTAAAAAGACGGCCCCGTAAGGGGCCGTTTCTGTTTATAGAGAAAAGCTTAAATACAATATATGAAGAAATTGTTTCAAGAGGAATTCGATAAAGCTTATCTCCCTTATCATACAGATCCTGTAGCTCCTAATTCTTTAGACCCTCGTGTTTGGTATTTCCTCCCTGGTGGAGGAGATCCAAAATTACAGCCTGGTGTAAAAACCCAAATACTTCAAGATATCGATCGTATTAATTCTGCAGAACAAGAATATGCTAGAAAAAGAGTTTGGGATTACTTTATTGTTGGTCCTGTATTAGAAGAAAACTCCTCTGAAAAATGTTCTATAAACATTCTAGTCTTGATTAATAAGACAAACTTGGATGATATGCTTAAAGAGAGAATTCTTCAGACAATTAAAGAACTAAACGGAAGACTAGCTACTGGCACTCAACACCCTATTCATTATATTCCTACTATTAGAGACTTAGATCAGGAAAGATATCCAGCCATCTACCATCCCTTTACAGAAAAATGGGTAAAGAAGCCTAGATTTCTCGGTGAAGCAAAATCAGATTTAGAAAAGCTTTACAAAGACCCAACAAAATTAAAGCATAAAACTTCTCTTAAAAAAGGTATTAAAAAACTAACAACAATCTAACATGCAAAAAGTTCGTTATCTAGACAAAACAATAAACGATAACGAGAGAAATTTAGTCTCCGGTTATTGGAAAGAACAGATTGAGCATTATGGTGCAGAAGTAACTTACTACACCCATGGCTACACTCTTTCCTCTCATTACTACCTCTACGGAGAAGATCCAACAACACCTTTCGTAAGTGCTGGACCTATTGTAATGCTCACTGATATTACCAATGATGCCATTATGCTTTCTAAATTTGGTATCATGGCTGACTGTGATATGACTTGTGTGTTACATATTTCATCCTTCCAAGAGTTCTTTGGAACATATAGAGAACCAAAAGCTGGAGACCTTATTGAGTTAAAAGAATATGGTGGTGCAGGTGATCGACCTGGAGGCAGAGGTGCCCCAGTATACGAAATAACAGAACGAGACGATCAAAACTTACAATTTAATGCCAACCAGCTTATGGGTCATTACATCTGGGTTATAAAATGTAAGCGTTGGGAATACTCATACGAGCCTGGTACAAAAGCAGAGCCTCTTAATGTGCAGTTTAACGATGATGAAGAGTACGGAAGAGAAGCTGGAGGAGCTAACCCTGAAGAGTTGGTACAACCTTACGAGCAATCAAATGATAAGGCAGCTAAATGTATCGTTGATCAAGATCTAATAACTAATCAAGAAAAAACTGAACCTTATGGTTACTACGGAGGGTTAAAAGAAATATAATTAAATAACTAATATGAACGTTTTGCCAAGATATACTTCCGGATCTACTAACTTTAACTCTGTTATTACAAGTTACGATGCCTTGGCTCAAAGAATTCGTCGTCAAATGGGCGAACCTCTAGTTAACGTTGAAATAGCTAATGAACAGATTTACGATTGTATTGCCCAGGCTATGGAATTCTTTACCAAGTATGCCGGATACACAGAGGAATTCTTAGTATTTGATTCCAAGAAATATACAAGAGGTGTCGGCATTGATGTAGCAACTCTCATTAATCAAACCCCGGAGATGTATAAGTCATTAACACCAGGCCTGTCAGCAGGGTATGATTATGATTTAAACTCCTATAGAAGAGTGTTAGATTGCTTCTCTTTTACATACGGTGAAACTACAGGCATTAATACACTCTTTACGCTAGAGCAGGCCATGGCCCAGCAAATCTATTCTAGTTATATGGTCGGTAACTTCGGTTTTGACTTGGTAACTTGGGAAGTACTTAAAGGATTTATTGATACTAGAAATAAAGTCCTAGCAATGACCCCTCACTATAGATTTGATCCTAAAAGTCAGATTCTTAGAATTCTTCCTGAACCTATTCTCGAACAATCCTATCTTGGTGTTGTTGGCTGCTATCTTGAAAGACCTGTTAAAGATCTTATTAATGAGAGATGGATTTACAGATATGCTTTAGCTCTTTCAAAGGTTATAGTTGGTAACGTAAGAGGTAAATTCGGTGGTACAAATCTCTTCGGTGGCGGACAAGTTAACTATCAAGACTTTATGTCTCAGGGTATTGCTGAAAGAGACGCTTTAGAAGCTGAATTAAAAAACACTTACGAGGATGTCACTGGTGCTATGTTCTTTATTGGATAATTACTTTTATGGACTTTAACAATACAGTATTAGAAATTTTAGAAGAAGCTAAATCAGCTCGTTGTAAAAAAGTAACTAAGAAAGCTTCATCAACTCGTCCTGGAAAGAAGTGGATGAAGTGTGTTAAAGCTCCGGGCGGTGGCTATAAACGTATTCACTGGGGTCAAGCCGGTGTTAGAGTTACCGGTAAATCTGGTAACACCAAACGTAAAAAATCTTTCAGAGCCCGTCATAAATGCTCATCAGCTAAACCAGGCACCCCTCGCTATCAAGCCTGTAAGGATTGGTAATGCTACAAAGAAAAAGAACATCTAAGTTTAAGCAAGGTATCTTCAACCCTGTCAATAAAGACAAATATAAAGGCACTCTGCCTGTACTCTATCGTTCATCCTACGAAATTAAATTCATGCGCTGGTGTGATCACAACCCAGCTGTACTTACTTGGGGCTCAGAATCAGTTATAGTACCGTATCAAAACCCTCTTACGCAAAAAGTATCTAGATACTTTGTAGACTTTAACATAACTTTAAGAAACAAAAACGGCGAACTTAAAAAATATCTCGTTGAAATAAAACCCTCTATTCAAACACTGCCACCTAAACCGGGTAAAAATACTAGAGCCTTACTTAGACGTCAAGCCGAGTATGTTAAGAATCAAGCAAAGTGGCAGGCAGCAACACAGTTTGCAACTAAGAAGGGCTCAGAGTTTGTAGTGCTTACTGAAAAGCATTTAGGCCTTTGAAGAATACTTTCTAGTCTTTCCTGAATCAGGAACAACTTCTTCAATAATCTCTTCTGTTATAATTGTCTTAGTCTTAGGCTGTGCAGGAACAGGCTCATCAACTAAAAGCTGTTTAGTTGATTTAGTTTCTTTTAGAATAGAACCACCACGGGCAATATTATAAGCTAACACTAAAGCTACCGCTAAAGGATCAAATACTAAAACAATACAGATAATAAAAATCTTTACTACAGTATCGAGAGGTAAGCCAACAGATTCAGCTACAAACTTAAATGTACCAATATCATGTACTTCATTACCTTCACTACTCAATGTAATGAGTTCATTATCTTTTTCAAATACTGTTGTTTGAAGCTCTTGAGCTCTAGCTGTTAAACCCTTGATCTCTTCTGCTGCTCTAGCCATGTCCTCATAGACGGGTGCTGCAGAGCGGCGTGACATTTGCGGGAGACGAGCTTCCTGAGATTTACGAGCCTCATTAAGCGTAGTAATACGCGCGTTGATTTGGTCAATTTCATTTTTAATGTTTGTTTTTTGTTGCTCAATAAGAGATACTTTATTATCAATTAATTCAGTCTTACCAGCATTAACTTGATAACCTGAAGACAGATAACCAAAGATACCCATAGAGGTAATAACCATGAGCACCAAAACAGCTGTTATCATATAAACTTTTAAGAACCAAATAATCTTCTTCCAATAACGATACAAGAAAGAGGTTGCGACTAATTTACCTAGTTCTAAAGACCCGGCCATAATGGCTACCTGCCAAAAGTGACCAGAGAATAGTGTTGCTATGCCGAGAACGGAAAAATAAGCCCCGCAACCGGCTACCAATAAAGCTGTAAAAGCTAATAGTGCTGTAAACATAGTAGCAATATTTATGCTATTTTAACTGGAGAAATTACAACCTGGTAGATTAAATAATAGAAACATATGGGACTTAAATTTTTAGTCGAAGACATCCATGACGGACTTGATTTCATGATCGAGGAAAAAAACCGTCAAGGAGAACAAAAACTCTATATCACCGGTCCGTTCTTAATGGCCGAACAAAAGAATCAAAACGGTCGTATCTATAAACTAGACGAAATGATTACAGAAGTTAACCGTTACACTGATGAGATGGTTAAGTCCCGTAGAGCTATTGGTGAAATGAATCACCCACAATCAACTGAAGTTAACCCGGTTAATGCCTGTCACCTTGTTACAGAGTTAAAACAGAATGGTAATTACTTCATGGGCAAGTCCCAAGTGCTCAATACACCAATGGGTCAACTTCTTAAGTCCCTCATTACTGATGGAATTAAAATGGGCATTTCATCCCGTGCTTTAGGTAACATTCAAGAGATGTCAGATGCCAAGCACGTTTCAAATTTTCATCTTATTTGCTTGGATGTTGTTCACCAGCCTTCAGTACAAAATGCTATGCTTGAATCTGTTATGGAGTCAAGAGAGTATATGATTCGTCCCGATGGTTCAATCATCGAGTGCTCAGCACGCGCTAAGGCAGAACTTACTGAAAAACTTTCTAACATGCCTAAACACGGCACAGATACATTCTTAAGAGAGGCCTTGATTGGTTTCATTAACAAGATTAAATTAGGTTAACATATGACACAAGAAGAACAAAAAACTATTACCGGCTTCATTGGTAAGATTGCCAATAAAGATTA